TCGGTACGGCGCATTCAAAGCTACTCGTGAGATGGGGCGCATGCTCAAGGTGTGGTCGCAGTTTGGTGTGTACAAAACCAATCTGGATGGGTCTAAGTCTTGGGTTGCCCCGTCGATACTCAACGCCAAGGACACAACCGCGATAGAACGTAAGGCGTACCGGGCAGCGGCAGAGCTAGGGCTATTTACCTCTACGCAGGCTTCTTCTGTGTTCGAGTACAAGGCTACGCCGACCGACGAACTGAAAGGCCCCAAAGAGAAGTTTGCTCGGGGTACTGTGGATGCCCTGGTGCTTGGTGGTCTGATGAACTCGTCAGAGCGTATGTCCCGCGAGGCTATGTTCATGACCTCGTTTAGGCTCAACATGGAGCAGCACGGGGACTTCAACCGTGCGGTTAGCCAAGCAACGTACGACACCAACGAAGCCTTGGGTGACTACGGCGAGAGCAACCGCCCTGCATTCATGAAGAACTCGGTGGGCAAGGTGCTGACTCAGTTCATGATGTACCCCCTGCACGTGACGATGTTCATGCTCAAGAACTTCAAGGAGATGGTCAAACCTATGAATGGCCGGTCTCGCGCAGAGGCTAGCTATAAGTTCTTTGGCACCTTAGGCTCTACGTATGTTCTGGCAGGTGCTACCGGCCTGCCTATGTTCAGCACTGTCATGGGGCTACTCGGCGCGGCATGGGAAGAGTTGAAAGACGACGATTGGGATGAGGACATGCGGGCTCTGGGCTTTGAGGCATGGTTTACGAGCAAGTGGCTGCATGACCAATTAGGAGAAACCAAAATTGGTGATGTCTCGCTGTCAGACTTGTTGCTGCGCGGTCCCGTCAATGCGTTTACTGGGATAGACATAGCTGGACGCACCGGCATGAACAACCTCTGGACTCGTGAAAGCAAGGAGGAAAAAACCATCCGGGAAAGCGCTACAGCTATGGCGCTGGAGAAAGCTGGCCCTGCAGCAAATATGGTTCTGACTATGGCTGACGGTATTGATGCCGCCATGCAGGGGGACTACGCTAAAGCGGTCAAGAAGTGGGCACCTGCGGGCTTCCGAAACTTTATCAATGCGAATGAGCTTGCTACAGAAGGCGCGAAGGATAACAAGGGTGCGCAAATAATGACCACGGATGCGTTTAGCACGGGTGAACTCATAGCGCAGACGATAGGCTTCCGGTCTGACCTACTTGCGAATACGCAGTACACGGCGTTCAAAGTAATCGGGGCTCAGCAGAAGATTCTCAATGAGCAAACCAGACTTCTTGAAAACCTAGATAGGGAGTTCCGAAACAATAACGTTGCTGGGTACAGTAAGCAGTTCGACAAGATAGCCGACTTCAACAGGCGCTACCCTAGCTTTGCAATGGACTTGGATGCGATTGGTGACTCGCTTGAGAAGCGCATGGAGCGCCGTGGCACTGCCTACATGGGTGTTGTGCCAACTGAGAAGAACCTAGTGTTGTTGGATGCGCTGAGGCATTCAGGTCAACGAGTGGCAGAAGCTGAGCGCAAAGGCAGAGAGCCATAAAAAAACCCCCGGTGAAGACCGGGGGTAAGGCGGGGTTGCCGCCAAGGAGAGAAGGCACCAACAAAAGCCTAGTGTACATCAAACCCTCCAGATGCGCAGCCCCTTTATGCCGTCCTCGATCACAACTTTGGTGACGACATCCATCTTCAGTCGTTCAGCTACAGCGAGCACGGATTTCTTGGCTGCGCGGTGGTCGATGCAGGGTACAAAGAACGAGTACCCCTTACGAAACTTTGACCAGTTAATCTGATACGAGACTGTCTCGATCTTCATTTGCCAACAGTGTGTCTACTTGCAGGAACTCAGAGTTGGATGTGTTGAACTTGAGGACCCGCACTGCAGGTGATATGACCTTCATCCCCTTTGACATCCGCTTGTTTGTGGCTTCCATAAACACCTTTGTTTCGGCGAGCTTGATCAGCAGGGTCCTGTAGTTCACTTGCCGTTCTACGCAGAAGTCCTTGAACTTCTTAGCGGAAATGTACAGGTGCTTGGTATCTGGCTCGTAACGTATCAGTAGCTCCCCACGTGGCTCTAGGCTAGGCATAGATACCAAGTTGCTTCGAGCATCCACTTCGCCATTGACCACCAGCGTGTTGAGGATGTGCGAGTTTATGAATTCACCGAGTGCAGATGCCGGGTTAATAGCAGTAGGTGGCTTCACATCATGGCGCATTTCAGACAGCATACCTTTGAGCCATGCGTACACACCGGCCATGTCATAGTCGTGCAAGCCAAGGTTTCTTGCAATCAACCCACCAGCGATGTTGCACGCTGCCTGTGCCGACCAGAAACGCTCTCGGCTAGTGAACTGCACCTCCTTGTCAATGCGGGCCTGAACCTTCCTGACTAGCTCCTTGGCCTCCTCCAAGTTGTTGACCAGCCAGCTTATGTATATCTCACCTGCATGGCCGTAGTTCTCATTGAGTTGGTGGTCAAACATCTCCTTACCTACAGCCACACCGATCACGTTGTTGGGCTCAATCTTGTACTCCATCAAGCGCACGGACTCACCGTCGGGCGTGTTCTTGAGCATCGACAGCTTCTCGTGGAAACTAGCGTTAGCCGACGCTAGTGTCATGTTTTTCCATGAGGTGTTGTTAAGGCGCAGTGCGTTGGTTGAGCCGGTCATACGGTTCTTGCCCCGACCATGACTGATGCCATACGCAAAGTCCGAGAAGTCCATAGGGCGCATGTTGGTAATCTCGTCTACGGTATTGGGTAGGTTGTTCATTACGCCTAGCTGCTGCATCTTTGCGTTAAACGTGTCCTTCTCAATCGCCATCAACTCCTTGGGTTGGCCGTACACACTATTGCACATACGCAAGATGGTGGACTTACCAGAGCCAGCCTCTTCATAGATCACGTTGATGATCGCCCCGTCCAAACCAGTGAACGGCATAAGCGGCGAGCCGAATGCTGTGAGTGCTGCAAACGCATGGGGCTCCATACCGGGCCGAGCGTACAGGTTGAACACTTCCTTCCACTTGTCAAAGGTACCCTTGGGGTGAATCTTCTCTGCAAAGAATTCTGTGGCTGTTGTCGGCGGGCTGTAAAACACCCCGTCCTTAGTGATCTCTCGGTCACCCATGATGAACTTGCTGTCACCCTCTACCCATCCGAATTGTGTTCTCATAATGTCTGCTTTCTTTGAATACTGTAGGTTCTTGATGAACGTGACCACGTACACGGCCAAGTTCTCATACTGCTTGTGGTGTGCCATCACACCTTGCTGGGCTAGTGCCTTACGCAACTCGTCCTTGGACGATATCGCTGCTGTTGATATTGCAAACTCTCTAACGCCATCATGCGGTAGGTGCAGGCGAAATAAAATGACTTCTCCTAGTCCGGGGTCCCGCATGCGCTTCACTACGTACAAGTCGTGCTCGTAAACTAGCGCTGGGTCTTCTTCATCTTCTTCAGACTTCCTATAGATGCCACCGTTCTTTCCTCGGAAAAATGGAAACGGATACTCAGGTATGGTTACAGTCTCCACCCCCTCCTCGGTCTCTACGGTCACTTCGTTGTCGGCGTCATCGGCCTCCTCTATCTCAACACCGAGCACGATGGGGGACTTGATCTTCCCCTTGTGTTGGCAGTCGGTGCACCCTGCTGGGTTCAGCTTCTCAAACGTGATGCAGCGGTGTGGGCCTCCGTGCTTAACGATCTGCTCTACCTTGCGCTCTACCTCGTCGGGGTCATAGCCCGGATGGTTACTCGACAGCTTGTGTGCTGCCTTGTCCTTGTCAATGCAAAATGCGGCGATGGATAACGCCGACCTCCACAACGGCTCGTCTACATCCGCTTGGTTCTCAAAGCAGTGCAGTAGCTGGTTACAGCCCGTGCCGTTCGCCGACTTCATCATGATGGTCTTGAACCGCTTGATCTTGTTACCCATCAGAGCTTCCATCATGGGGCTCATAGCACGGGGGATAAAGTCAGGCTGCTCTTCCTTGGGGTCCGCTGCCCCTAGTAGCTCTTTCAGTTTTGCGTACTCTATACGCACGCTGCGTTCGTTGATCACCTCTACGGGTTGTGGCTCGCTCTGCTTGAAGTTGAACGTGCCGGGGATGCGCAGTATGCGCGATGCTTCAAACACCGACGGGTCCACGATGAAACTCTGCTCAATGCAAAGTTCTCGGAGTCGTTCGGCGAGTGGTTCCCATTCTGCACGGGAGACCGTCTCTTTAAGTAGCCAGTAGGCGTGAATCCCATAACCGGAACTCACTAGGATAGGTCTTGGTAAACCGACAGATGTACAAAACTTTTGGAATTCGCTAAGCCCTGTTGCTTGGTCGATGTAACCCTTGATAACGCCCTTCTCATCTGGTGCTGCCTTCGTGGGGCCGCAGTCGATATCCATCCATAGTGCACGGAAGTACGTAGCGTTGGCGTGCGTGCGGTTGTTTAGGGGGCCGTATTTGGCGCAACCAAAATACGCATCCACACCCTTGGCTACAAACTGCCCGGCTATGGTATCAAGTTCTTCTCTAGTATCTACAAACTTCTGGTCTGGGTACCGCCCAATCCCCATCACACAGTAGCGCCCTTCTGTGGGTAGCACCGCATCGAGTAGGTCAAAGTCGGACATAGTTGTCGTGTTACTTGCGGTTTCTGAGTGCGTGCAGATACTTGTTGATCTTGGCGGTGTGGCTAGCGCTGGGAGTCACTGACCCCCAGAACCAGTTGTAGACGGTGGCCCGACTTACGCCGAGCCTGTCCGCTACTTCACTGACCGAGATGCCGAGCTTTATGCAACGACTACCCAGATACACGCCACGCGAACTAACGTCTGCATTGTTGTTTGCATCCACTAGCCGCTGGCTGTATCCGTAGCTCATAGGTTACTCCTCGTCGCTCCATGCTGCGAGCACGGAGTTCAAGTCGCGTTTGGCTGTAGGTGCAGGGGGCTCGACCTTCTTGCTCTCGCGCTTGGTGGGCTCAGGAACTTCCTCGGCTTCCACCTTCGCAGCCTTAGGGGCTGGCGCTACCGACTTAGGTGCTTCCGCCTTCGGTGCTTCCAGTTTAGCGGCCCCATCTGTCTGCGCTTGGAACGGCGTCATAGTCACCAGCTTCTGCACCTCGGGGGTGTTGCCGACCTTAGTGATAACGTCGTAGTGGTGGCGCTTGATGTGCTCCACAGCAGAGAACAGGATAGACTGATTGTCGTTGTTCTCATTGAAGCTCAGCTTGGTGATGTACCAATCGAGGCTCTTGCCGTTGTTGCCCAGATACTTGACGTAGCTCTCGAATACGTGCTCAGTAGCGGATGGGCTTTCGCCGAACAAAGACTTGGATGCCAAGTTCATCTGATAGACCTCACCCTCAAGCGCGGTGCCAAAGTCATCTTCCAGCAGCACGGCGATGCGACGGGAGTAGCGGCAAGCCTTCGAGTTACCCATACCTGAACCTTTGATGTTCTGGGGGCATGAGTCGCAGCGGTCAGCCTGCTTGTTCGCAGACCCAGCGTCGGGGACATTGCCGTCGTTGGAGAAGCAATCGGGGGGAACTGGCTTAGCGTCGGGAGTCCACTGTGCTGCGTAGAAGATGCGCCCGACCTTGGGGGACGAGTTGACGATGATGACGTTCAGGTCACCCTTGACCTTGCCCATCTCCTTGCCGCCGATCTCCTTGCGGAAGATGCCGTTCTTGGGCACGATACGCTTCGTGCCCGTGCTGCCCATAAGGGACTTGGTGAGTTCGCTGATACCCGAGGCTTGCAGGAAGTCGGGAAGGTCTTGGTCAATAACTGTAATGTTGCTCATTTGATTCTTTCAGGGTTTCGGGCGTCTAACTACCACGGTGTACTCACTCTCGACATTCAGGCCCATAGGCAGAAGGTCAGGATTCTCAACGAGAAAATCTTTCATGTTTGTCTGATGAAGTCGTTTCTCTAACAGGCCAAATGCACCTTGCTCTTTGATAAAGGTGTACATCGAATCCCAATCGTTCGTCCAGTACCGTGACTTGACCGAGCGAATGATTGTGCCGTGTTGGGTTTTGATGCTGCTTGCATTCAGGTCTTTGCACGCATCGAGCATGTTGGTTTCCAACAGGTCCATCTGCTCTTGTAGAACTGAGTCCTGCGTAGTGAACTCCGCTTTGAGCGCAGTCCGGGCGTCACGAATCTTGATGTAGACGCCAGCCAACATGTCTAAATTTGGGGAACTCTTCCCCTCTGAAGTTTCTTCAGTCATCTAATACTCCTAATGGTTAATGAAGGTGTAGGCTACCTGCCTACGGAACTGACTATATCACAGAGTTGTACATTGTCAAATGATTTCGGAAGAAATTTCTTGGCGGTACAGGTCGATGATTTTTTGGTGGTTGCCGATGTTGCTGCGCAGAAGAGAGTAGACCTTAGCTTCCACTGGGCTTCCTGATATGTGCACGATGGTCATGTTGTTCTTCTGGCCGGGTCGGTCGATACGTGCGTTGGCTTGCAGGTATGTCTCCACGCTGGTGCACGGAGCGTACCAGATGATAGTGTCGGCAGCAGTTAGGGTTAACCCGTGGGACGCAGCTTGCGGCTGGATGATGAGCACCTTGGGGTCGGACTGCTCTTGGAAGCTCTTAACGATGTCGCTGCGTTGGTTCAGGCTGACGGCACCATTGATGACTGCGCACGTGATGTGTTGGTTTTCGAGGTGCTTTTTTAACAGGTCGATAGTATGTGTAAACGGAACGAACACAAGGACTTTGTTGCTCGTCTCGTCGATGATCTCCTGCACTACGTTGAGCCGGTTGCTGACATCGAACTCAATCACCTCATGGGCATCTGTGTACACCGACCCACACGAAATCTGCAGTAGCTTGCTGACCTGCACGGCGGCGTTGACTGCAGTGATCTCTTCCCCTGCAGCCTCGATGAGCATCTGCTTTCGCAGGATGTTGTAGAACTTCAGTTGTTGTGCGCTGAGTGGTGCGTCACGGTCTACGAACGTAACCGGAGGGAGGTCAAGGCACTGGGCTTTCTCGAACCTGATAGCGGGCTGCAGTATCTTGTGCACCGTAGCTTGAGCATTGGGTTTGGGCAACCAGCGATACATGCTTATCTTGGTCATCACCGTGTCCTTGAACTGCCCGAAGAACGGCGACACTGCAGTGGGGTTGATCAGCTTAGCTAGTCCGTACGCGTCGGCGGGAGATTGTGCTGCTGGCGTACCAGTAAGCATCCACAGCCCCTTGATGACCTTGTTGAGGTCCCGCAGTGCTTTCCACCTGTCCGTCTGTGCGTTCTTGTACGCCGACGCTTCATCAACGACGATGAGGTCGAACCCACCAGCCAGCAGTTCCTTCTTGACAATCGCAACCCCGTCAAAGTTGATCACGACGAACTCGGCACCGCTGTTGATGATCTCTTTGCGCTTCGTTGCACTGCCGTAAGCAACGGCAACGGTTCTATGGATTGCGAATTTGAATAGGTCGTTCTGCCACGCAGCTCTCATGATGGACAGGGGGCATATCACCAGCACTCGTCTAACCGCTCTGATGCTCATCAAATAGTCAACCGCCCAGATCACTGATGCAGTCTTACCGGTACCCTGCTCGTTGAAGCAGAACGCCTTGCGGTTGGAAATCAAAAACTCTGATGTGACCTTTTGGTGGTCGAACGGCTCAAACCCATGTGGTCGGGGCCATTGATATTCTGATAGGTTCATTTTTTCTTTGGCTTGTTGACCTTGACTGTGTGGTCGGAGTTGCGGCTAAACGAACGGTTGGCACTCGGCGACTTCAGCTTCAAGTTGCTCGGCTCATTGGTGCCGCCTTTGCTCAGGGGGGTCACATGGTCAATGTCCTTACCTGTGCGGTCAATACCCTTAGCGTCCATCTCGTTTCGCGCACGCTGTCGATCCATCCGCGCAGGTAGTTCGCCCCTCTCAACTTGCTGGGCGTACTCTTTTTTATAAGGCCGTGGTTTGTTTACGTAAGGCATGGTTAGTCCTTTGTGATTGCATGTTTGATGTCCACCGGGAAGTCATTTTCCCACAGGGGTTTGCGACCATCTTCTTCAATTGAACGCAACATCTTACCGACTGCTACGCTAATCTCCATCATCATGGCCGATTTGTGTTGATTGAAGTGCGCTTCCATAGACTTGTTCACGACCCTGTGCACAATAGTGCCCAGCACCTCAGTCACTCGGCGCTTCAGTTCGTTCTCAAGGATGAGGGCGGTATCGGTTTCTTCGTTAGTCATTTTTCTTCCTCGTCTTCAGGTTATGTTGGAGTTCCGTATGTAGCGATAAGCATAGCCCCTACATGTTGAAAAAACTGCACTAAGCTCCCAGCCTCGTAGTCACCTGCGAACTGTATGCAAATCTCGTTCACTTTATCCTGCGCAAACCAATGGTTTTCTCCATCAATACGAAAACTTACGCGCATGGGGTAACCACCCGAATGATCTGTCCCAAAAGTAAGTGTGCTAAATCGGTCGCTTTTATCCCCCGACATTGGGTGACTAATAGCTAACGCAGCCCTAAGTGGGTAATCCTCTAATTCCGCGCAACAAAATTCTGGGTTTTCCAGAATAAACGGATTAGTCTCCCTCATATTAGCTCCTGTTGTATTCGCAATCTTGCACCGCGCAGAACTTGCACAGCGGCCCACTTATGGGGTTCCACACCCCGCTCACTCGCGCTGCTTCGATACGTGCAACGTCTACTGCGGACTTGTCCATGT